CTGTCTAGCAATAATTAATACACTAAACGTTGCATTAGTATTGGCTGGTATTGTTATTCGTTTATCTGAACCATTGGTAAAAAGTTCAGTTTCTGTTCCATCTGTTGTTTGATTCTTTGAAAGCAAATGACAGATTTGAGCATCCCCAGTTGCTGAAAATGCTGTTGCAGCATGTACTATTTCTCCATACCGACTTGATTTTGCTCCATATCCTAAAAGAGTAGCACCGTAGGAATTTTCGTCAGCTATGTGAAGAAGTCCCAGTGCAGAGGTACCTGTTGAGGCACCAGACACAGAGTGTCCATATCCTGATGCGAAACCGTAACTAGGAAGTAATGTGTTAACTCTTCCAGCAGCAAATGCTGCACGACCATCAGTACTTAATCCACCTACACCAACGGTATTACCTTCACCCATAACTGTAGCAGCTATACCTTTAACGGTATTTCCACTTCCTATAGCCACACCACCATTGGTAGCTGCCTCATTTACTGTGTTACTCATTCCTAAAGCTATACCAGTATACACTTCTACTGTGTTTCCAGTACCCATAGCCACACAAGAGTGACTACCTGATACTACGTTACCGCGCCCTGCGGTAAATGAATCATCACTGTAGGTTGTGTTATTGTATCCAACTTGAACGGTTCTCTCATCGGCATTATTTGAAAAGATATTACCGCTTCCAAAACTTGCCTTGTATCCAAATTTATATCCCATCTTTACTCACCTACACAGGTGCAAAGATGTCTTGCATATTCGTTTTCGTCTACTGGGTCAACCATGTTGCCGCAGCAGCAAAAAATTCTATTATCTATTTCTATTGTCATATTTTATCTCCTGTTATTTATAATGGCGCCAAACGGAGACCTCGTAAGAGGCGTGCTAACCATCATATTGGGAGGCATTTCCTCGCCAGCCCCCCAAAGGCTAATTAACTAAGCTTAACCAGTAGCTCCGTTAATGAAAATACATCCAACTTCAGGTCTGATGACCTTAAGACCGTATCTCATAGACATGTAGGAACCGACAATTCCGAATCCGGGATTGGCTTCTTCTACAGTGAGTGGTCTTCTTTCTACGTAAACCATAGGTTTAACGGAAAGGTCAAAAACACCAAATCTTGTTGAAGGTACCCAAGCGTTAACTACTACGGTTAGACCGTAAAGTGAACCAACGACACCAGTAGAAGCTGTGTTATTAACAGGGCTTCCGGGCATCATAGCTGCTTGAGTTGGGTTTGCTGCTCCACCAGCTTCTCCTTGTCCTGCTGTGAAAGCAGTTACGAAGTCACCCAAGTCTAATAATGACTTGTAGTGTGCAGGTGAAATAAACAAGTAGCTTGCATTGTACCCGTGGGTAGAGATGCGGTCGATACCTTGTGTGATATCAGAGAGAGCTAAGTCTCCTGCTGTGTCACCTGCGGCTCTTACGTATGAATTACGGATTAATCTGGTTGCAGATTCGTTTCCGTAGGAGTTCAAACGTGAACTTCCGCTGTCGATATCAGCTGCTGCCATACCTGCTCCGAAGAATCCGGAGTATGGGTTGGTTGCAAACGTTGTGATTGTTGCTTCAGTTGTGGTTTCGTCTATTGCGACGGTTCCGTATGTAGCATCAGCAGCGTTTCCACCGAAAATGACTTTGACAACGTTGTCAGTCATGTGACGGTCTACAGCTCTGCGAGCTTCATTCAAAGCCATTTCAACTTCGTTGAACCTTGAATCTTCAATCATTCTGCGGGTTACACCTACTGCAATACCCCATTCTTTCACTGAGATACGCTCGGAGCGTAGCTTGGTGTGTTGGTATTCAGGAGTTGTTCCCTCATTTATTTGTTCTAGCTTCATGCTAGGTCGTGCTAATGTAATATCAATATTACCACCGGTATCGGTTGTCATTGGTTCAGCGAAGAAAGACATTGCAGGAAGGTCAGTGACTTTGTAGTCCATGATAGCTTCCTTATAATCAATAAGTACTCTCTCTCCTAAACCTCCGTCAACTGAGCCAGTATTCAAACTGGTCAATAAACCGGGTGTTGCTGTTGGGTAGTCGGGCATATTTTATATCTCCTTTATCTCACAGGGTCTGACATTTATGTAGACCTGCTCCTGCCGTTGCTGCTGCTTCTAATACTACAGCTTGTGCTTTTGCTGCGGCTGCTGCATTAGTTGCTAGTACTAATTGACCGGGAACTGCTGTACCCATCATCATAGCTGAACCAGCTGCTACGTCTGCACAGTTAATGTTCAATACAACTCCAACACCTGTAATTAAAGAGCCTACAGCTCCTGAATCAATGTTTGTTAGAGCGATACCTGCGTATGCAAATTTGAATAGAGCATCGCCTGTGTCTGCTTTTTGCAATTTACCATCAGCATTGATAGTACATGCATCTCCGGCTACGATAGCCTCAGCTGCGGTATACGGAAGTATACGTGCTGGTGCTCCACCGTCGTTAATTAAAATTTCTGTTGCCATATTTAATCACCTCTTTTGTAGATAGAACGATTCAATCTAATTTGACCGCCTTCTACTTTCATACCAAATTCTCTTTCTGTAACTGGTTCTTCACCATCATCTGATGCTTTACCTTTACCGAAAGACCTTTCGATTTCTGCGTTTGGCTCAGGCATTGCTGCAAGAGCGTCGCTAAATCCAGTCAATCTGGATTCATCCCAAGCTGAAAGTTCTTCTACGCGAGCTTCTTTGGTTGCTTCTTCGAGTGTACCGAATAAAACTTCCTTAGATATGATAGCTTCTACTGCTGCAAGCTTTCGGGCTTCTGCTTCTTTTTCGGCTCTCTCTTCTTCTGCTGCTTTGAATGCTTCTAGCTCTTTCATAGCTGCTTTAAACTCAGATTCGATTTCCTTCTTAGATGCTTCTGCTTCTTCAAGCTGTGAGCGTAGTGAAGCGAACTCACGTTCGACAATGCTTTCTGCGTCGGATTTTACAGTTGTTTCTTTTGTCTCTTCTGACATATTTACCTCTGTGTCTCCATCATCACACTTCTCTCCAATATTACAAGATTCACAACCAGAGTCGCAATCTTTATCATTGGAGTCCTCGTGTGTTTCACATTCCTTTCCGTCTTCTATTGTACATTCCTTACAGACTGGGTCCATCTTTTCATTGTCAATGAAACTTACCTCTGTAGGACGAATGTTAGTGGCATAAGTGTCACCCATGACATCAATATCATTGGAAAACCAATCAATACTTACATGTGTCATGTCTCCTTCCTTAACTTTATTCATTACTTCTTGACCACGACCATATTTATTAGATACTGTTGCTAGCATCCTGATGGCGGTCTTTCCATTATCCATCTGAATCAACTCAGGCTTCGTTGCCATGCCGATAAGGTCCTCAGTTGTTCTTTGATGGTCTACATAAATCGGGAGCTCGCTAAATGATTCTAAATTATCTTTTAACATCCCTCCTTCGATGTAAACTTTATGTTCTTCTCCTTCTACCTCATATTCGTGAGGTCCGGATGTAATAGCGATGACTGGGAATGATACAGAGTCGATTCCCTCATCACTGGAAAATGTTATATCGTCACCCTCAGCCACTGCTAATGCAAATGTTCTCTGAACGGGTGCGACATCGGTGCCCTCTGCAAATTCCCGCTCTACGCCATTCTCTTCAGCCCACATGCTACACATGCCGGCTGCAATCTCTTCAGGGTTATCAAAACCCCTCTTCTTCAGGTTTGATTTAGTTTGTATCATACATTTTTCGAATGTCATGCTCTATCTCCTGTTGCGTTTGCGGAGGGTTTGTTACCCCTGTTTTGTGCTCTCGAGGATTCTTCCCTTTTGTCTTGGTCTTTTCCTCCAGATATGTTCGCATTCTTATCACTTTGTTCTTTTTTGATAGGAGATGCCTTGATATCCTCTGAGGTTTCCATATCTAATTCAGCTACTCCCTCTGGGTCAAGACCTCTCTCTTCTCTAACTTCACCGGGTGATAACACTCCTTCAGACAGATAAATCATATCAGTCTTGGCTTTAGTGAAAGAATCTTCAATATTAATTTGTCTAAACTTAAATTTAGCGTCGCCCTTTTCTAATTGAGGCATTAGTTGAGCATTAAGTGCCCCTTCTATCATAGTTTGTAAATATCGAACATATGGTTCAAAAATTGGACGAGCCTTATCTGGGTCTGTCCACATAGTTCGAGGGGTTTTAAGAGCTACATGAATTTTATCTAATATATCATCTGTATATTTTCCATATTCAAAAGCTCGTTGTGTGCCTTGTAGTTCTTTAATCATTATATCATTTCCGTGAATTATATCTTCACCGGGGGCTAAGTTGTTAAAAGCGTCTACAATTTCGTTAATCTTATCTGGTCCATATGGCATATCGGGTAAACCACAGGACACATCAAAACGACTAGAAGCATATTTATTTAATGCGGCTCCTATATCTCGTTCTGCATAATCTTTTAAATCCACTAAATATAAAATAGGGTGTATATCAGATAGACCATAAGCAAAATCATCGAATTGATTATTTTTAAGTTCTATTATTTCATCTTCTTCGAATCTAACGTTTTCATCGTCATCTCCTACTTTTTGATAATAATACATTATCTGACCATGCTCATTCCTTTTTACAAACATATTCTGACTAGACCTGAGAACTAAGTTGTCTCCTGTCCATTCTAAATATCCTGTACCAAAAATACGAGCATTTCTTACCCAACCATATAATATATGTTCTATATTTATATCGCGGAACATTTCTTCTACTTCTTCTCTAACGTCTTCGTCTGCTGTAACTATATCAAAATTATCTTTAACTGCGTACAAACATGGTAAATCAATTAAACTACGAACTATAGGGTCTGATAAATACACATTCATGTATGTTCTATTTTTACCTATGTGTGGTTCAAAATCTTTTTCACCGCCAACGGCAAACCCTTTGTTGATTTTAAGGCGTTGAATAACACCTGCTCCATAACTTCGGGGGTCATCTTCTTTGTACGTAGGGTTCTTACCTACAGTAGCAAAACGACGTCTAATATTATCTATAAACGACATGGCTATTTATAATTAACTTTAATGAGTATATAAAGTTTTTGTTAGATTCCCCTTAGTGATTGTTTGTTTAAAGTCACTTTTCGTGCAGAAGTGGTAAAAAGTTGCCTTCTTGAGTGACTTCCTTGATTTCTATTGTAGTTCTTATTAATTGGTCGAGAAACTATACTTTGACCAAAATTACCAGACATTGGAAGCATACTCAAAGTAGCATGCAATGCCATAGCACTACTGTCACAATAATCATCATGTTTTCCAGAAGGTGCAGCTATTTTTTCAGTTTTGTTAGCTGCATCCATTGTATATTCTAAGTCGATATGTTCCTTTGTCCATTTGTGTATCAGTTTAGCTTCATCTCTTTCGAGATTCTCAGGGTTAGGAACTTTTACTCTTCCTTGTTGTATGTAAGATACAAAGTCTCTATACATTTGAGTTTTAGTACCTTTTGGACCACCTGTGAAAACAAACGGTACAAAATGTATATTAGCATCTAAGCACGCCAACCGTAAATCATGTTCAACCGCCCCACCAATACCAGTACAGTCAACAATGAGGCGAGTAGCCCCAAGCTTAATGGCAACATCCATAATACGTTGACGTTGGTATGGAATATCATGTCCGCCAGTTCTGGCATTAATTTCTTCAAGGTAAACAAGTCGTGCAATATTTTCCTTGTCAGATTTATCAAGGGACCATGCACTAATGACAGTAGAATTAACAGATTTGCCAATGTCAACACCAACATTAATATCGCCTCCTCCCGAGACTCCATCCCCATCCAACTCAGTAAGTCCATAATTTTCGTAACACCCCTTTATTTTTTCTGGATTAAATACATTCGCTACCGACTCTACAAACTCACATTCGTATTCTGTCCTCCAGTAGATAGAATCTTCACCCCATTCCGTCATCTTATCTAACATTTCTTCTTCAGTATAAGGAGCTGAATAAGCATCTCCTTTTTTCACTGCATCCCTCCACGTAAAATGGAGTCTTTTAAACGTTTCAGCATACCCATCATCATACAAATAACGCCACATGTGGTTATCTTTTGACTTTGGTGTACCTAAATTTATGAACGGGGCCTTATTTGAAACTATCGCTGGTTCTACGTTATCTATGAACAATTTATCATCAATTAGGGGACTTTCGTCCACAACTAAGAAAGTTGGGTGTTGTCCTCTAATAGCTTGTCCTTGGTTACTAGGCGCCAATGGAGCCCTTCTCATTATAGTGCCCCCCTTAAGTGTTATGTTGGGCTTATTATGAAATCTATAATTACCTACTAATCCATTAAGAAAAGGATTATCAGCAAAGTGTCTATAAACATAATTAAAGATTAATGCTGCTTGGTCCTCAGTTGGAGCTAAAATAAATACTAAATCTCT